ACCATAACCGTGCATTTGCATTTCGTCAGCAAATCTATCGCTGACCCATTGGATGGGATCACCATCACGTGCTTTGGCAACGCCATATGGTATTTCGCCGTTGTCTGAATAATAGTCGTACAGTGCATCGTACAAGTCATTGTCTAGATCATTGCCGGCCAAGAAGTTCTTGGTTTCATGTTTGAACTTTTTAATGATATGCTCAAGTGCGCTGCCGGCTTCTAGCATGACGCTTTCGCTTACTTTACTTTTGTTGTGAGCTTTCCATGCAGTCGCATATGCAATGCTTTTTTCTTTGTCAGTCAATTTTCCATCCTTGGCATATCCTGCTTTAACGTGTTTGACTTGGCGTTCTGCTTTGGCACCCGGTGGCGCTTTTTCCTGCATGGGGCGACCACTCAGGCGCATGAGTTCAGACAGCTCGTTGTCTTCTTCTAATTCTGCATCTTCCGGCAAACGGAATCCACCCTGGGTGAATTTCTCATTGGAACCATCACGGACAGGACCACTTCTGCTCATTAGCGTACCGTTGCCACTGCTAATTTGACCCGGGCCAGCTGGTAAATTGCCTAGTGTTGATTGATCTTTAGGGGATAGATCCATTGATGGTGGTGGTTGACTTGGATTTGTTGTACTAATAGGCCCACCGCCTGCAGGCGCAACATATGGTGCAGGTGTGCTCATAGGTGGTGCTGCTGATCCATATGTTGTGACAATAGGACCTCCGCCTTTGGGTGCAGCATATGGTGCAGGTGTGCTAAAGTCTTTGGCACCTGGTCTGACGTCAAGAGTATTCACATTAACAGGAATTGATGCAGACGGAGCTGATGGCGGCGATGATGGTCTGCCGTTGGCTGGTGCTCCTAATGTGGGTGAGGCAGTTGGTTTAATAATTTCGATCGGTCCGGCAAAAGGACTTTTAGGTGCGTCTGCTCTGCCACCAAACACTGTTGCGGCTGGCGGTGGTGGTGTGATGGTTTTTACATCTGCTGCAGGTGGTGGCGGCGGTGCTACTTTTGGCTGTTCACCTGCTGTGGTGGTATTACTACCAGCTGGTGCACGTTGAGCATTTGCTGCATCTACTTGTGCTTGAGTACTTGCTCCAACACCACCAGCAACAGGTGGCACTACAGCAGGCTTAGGTGCACCACCGGTTGGCACCGGTAATTTAACAGGGTATGCATTGGTAACCGCTTTGGCACGCAGATCTTTTTGTGTATCGGAGAAAGATTTATTATCAGGTCCACGAACAGCATTTTTCTCGGCTCTGGCTCCAAGCGCCTTACGCGAGTCTGGGCTAGAGATGTTTTTATTAACAAAGTCGGTGACCGACTTTGTTGCTTTACCAGCGGCATCAGTAACTGGCTTCCAGGCGTTGGCAGCCCTGTTTCCAAGATCGCTGAGTATTCCAGCCTCTGCCTCTACTACATGTTGCTCTTTAGGTAATACGCCTTTAGGACCAGATGGGGTTGCTGATGCCTCATCTATGATGTTACTGTACAGTCTTAATAATTTTGGATCCATTTTATTTTCTTCCCGCCAATCTTAAAATATGTTGTAATTCTTCTTTGAGTTTTGCCGCCACTCTGTTTCTAGCATCAGTTGCTTCTTGATCTACTGCATAAGGAGCAGTACCGGGCTTTGCTGCACCACCCGAGTCATTATTGAACTTTGCCGCTACTCTATCTCTGTCAGCAGTTGCCTTTGTATCTACTGCATAAAGAGCAGTACTGGGCTTTGCTGCACCACCTGAGTCATTATTGGGCTTTGCTGCTACGTCAGGCACCGGAGTTGATGTTGTTTTGTTTTGATTTGATTTATTAATGCCCAACAGGCGTTGATCATCACCGGTTGCTGCTCGATCAGACATGGTAGGTGCTCGAGCCTGAGGACCTTCAGTTGAGCTCGGTGACGGTAAGTTATCTCTTGATGGAGCCGGATTTGGCGCAATCACCAATGGAGTTGGCTTTGGCCCTTGGCCGTCATCGTCCATACCTAGGGCGGCTCCTATCATGCCGCCACCTGTGGCTGCTATAGCAGCAGTGGTTCCTCTGCCTAACGGCTTACCAGTTTTTTCAGCAGCACCTGCCAGTCTACTAGCTCTGGTACTGCCTACTGCAGTTCGTTCAGCTGCACTGGCTGCACCTGGGCCACCTTTACGCCAAACTGCTGGCTTACGGTCGCCAATGTTTTTTATATCATCCAATGACTTGATATCTTTGGGGTTGGCTCTGTTCACATACTTCAATTCACTGTCCACTCCTCGAACCTTGTCAAAGGTTTGTCCACCTTTACGAACAGTGCTGGCAGGCAAGGCATCCATACCCCCGCCAAGACCGCGTAGCATTTTGCCAAATCTTATAGCAGCATCTGCCTTGCCTTCTGCTATAGCACGATCGTGCATTCTTTGGATCATATGAAATTTAGTTTCTTCGAGCTTTTCTAATCTTTTCTTTAGTTGTTTTTTGTTCATAATTTTACTATCTTCTTTTAAATTTGATGCATCAGTTGTAGATTTTGTACCTTTGTTTTTATCTACTGCTGTTTTTAATTCTTGGTCTGATGGAAAAAATGATCCTGTACGATACTTATCCCTAACTGCCTGTGCAGCAACAGCAGGAAGTCCCAATACAGGTACAGCACCAGCTGCTGAAATAGCTGATCCTGTATAATCACCCAGGCTTGCTCTCCTTAGAGCATCGGCACCTTGATAAACAGTGTTTAGTCCCGGTACTACCTTGGCAATGGTTCCACCTACCTTGGGCAAAAATTGTCCTGCAGCAGCGGCCAGGCCGGTAACACCTGCCACATCTGCTGTCATACTGTATGGTGTTAAATTCTCTGCATCTTTAGCTGCTGCTGCAACGGCAGCAGTGGGACTAGGCTTGGCCCCACGACCAGACTGTGCAGCACCTCCTGATTGCTGTCTGGCTATCTTGCTTAATGTATCGCCTTTTTGAACAGTATAGGTGCCGCCGCCGGGCAGATTGATTTTTTGACCAATCTGTATTTTATTTGGATCAGATATTGTACTTTGATTAGCCGCGTAGAGGTCCTGCCATGAACCAGCTTCATTTAATGATGTTATATTTACAATATCTGTTATTTTCATCTTTTACCTGACAGTCGCAAAATATCCTGTATTTCTTTATTTATGGATTCAGGCACTTGCATGCGTTCCTTCTCCTCAGCTGGTACTCTGCCCACTGTGACTGTATTAATAAACTTGTCCCAAGCACCGTCCGGTTTCCTAACTTCAGGCTCCGTGGGAGTATTGGTCATTGAAAAAGGAGGGATAACATTAGTTGTTGGTTCTAGTTTCTTCTCAGGCTCTTTGGCTGGTGTTTTTGGCACTACTGATACGGGTTCAATTATTGACCTAGTAGGCATGCGCTGAACGGCAGCTCGACGAGCCAACAATTCGTCGTTGGACTGTCGTAACGCTTCGTCGGGGGATATACCCATACTACTTTTTGCTTTGGCGTGAGTCCCTGCATAATCTACGGGTTGTCCGTATCCTTGTCTGGTTTGCGGAACAAACTTATCACCAACTTTAAATCCTAAAGAAAAGTCGGGCATCTGTACCAATGGTTCCCCATTGGGCCCACGCATTGGTTTTACTACGTCCGATGATGGTTTCGCTACATCCGATGATGGTTTAGCACCGCCACCTTTAGGCACTCCTGCAATCTTTGTATCTCCGGTGATACCGCTAATTGCAGCCAATTCGCTTTTCCCAAGTTGTGTACCTGGTGCATATGCAGAACCACCAATTGCTGCAATAACAGCGCGGTGTGCGTCTTTTTGATTTTTGTAAGTTTTGTTTAGTCCTGCATTTTTTAAATATTGTATTGTCGCTGCTTTTGCAATTTCAGGATCTTTAAGTATCAAATCAGGATCGTTTAACAATTTTCCATTAAGGCCTAACTGCTTATCTATTTCTGCATACCTGGATTTTCCAGTAAGTTGTATAGGACCGCGACCACGATATTGATATCCGCCTATCTTGGAATATGCACGGTCAAAGAATTTTTTGTCATCTTGTTTTAGTGCATTAAGTTCAGTGTCGCTTAGATTTCTAAGTTGTGGTAGTTTTTCTCTGATGCGATCATTTCGAGTATTACGATAACTAACTTCGCCAACATTCTTGCCTCCAGATTCTCTAGATATCTTGGCAGCAATGGCTCGTCTGACATAAGGATCCGGGAAGTGTTGTTCTAACTCCTTGTCAAGGTCAACTTTGTCAGCTTCGGTTACTGCGAACTTTTTTTTTACGCTCTCGTTTTGCTGCTCAGGCCAACTTTTATATCTTTGTTCAATGCGTCGTTCCATGTCACGAACATAGCTGCCAGAATTAGAGTCTGAGTCAGGTTCAGGCGCCCGCACAGGCTGGTCGTCGCCATGAGCAAACTCTTTTTCTGGTTTATTAGAACTAGGTTTAACCGCTTGTGTTGAATCTGTTCTTCCGCTGGGTGTTGTTGCTACTGCGGTGTCGTCATCTTTAAATGCAGAACTTACTGCAGCACTGCCTAAATTCCAAGCTTGTCTTGCAGTTTTACCTAGCGCATCACCAACTGCAGTAGGCAAATCTTTGTTTGCTCTGTCTGGATCTTTATAATAATTGTATGCAGTTGCGGCGGCGGCTGTTGATTTAATTGGATTCCTAGCTGCCGCACCAATTATTTTGCTAGCAAGTGGTGCTGCGGTTTTTGCAGCACCACTACCTTTTTGTAGGAGTTTACCAAGGAGTCCCCACTTGCTCTCATCTATGATTTCTTTAGCTTTCATTATGCAAACCGATCTTTCTTGGGACGACCACGACCTTTTGGTGTCATATCAACGTCGGCACCCTTGTCTACTGCGTCATAGTCACGCTCGTGTCTGGTACCAGTTGCTGTAGCGGTTTTCTTACCGTGTGCAGTCTTGCCGTCTCTATCATCCATGCGCTTTTTAGCATCGGCTACTGTAGGGAAACCTTCTTTTTTCTTGTCTTTTCCAGCACGTAATGCTGCTAAATCATTGGCATCAATCTTGTTGGGTGGTGGACTCATCCGAGCAATTTTCTTTTGACCTGGTGACAACATATCTTCATTGGCTTCACCTTCGTTAGTTCTACTATAACGAGTCACGGTTTTGTCGCCGGCTTTGGCTTCGTCTTGATCTCCTAGTTTTTTGCCAGATGCTCTGATATTTTTTGCTGCTTTTGCTGTAGCATCTCTATGTTGTTGTGCGCCTGCTGCAGGACTGTCTTTGTCGTATCTGATCATGTCAGCACCAGGGCCTCGTTGCATTGCAAGACGAGTATCTTCTTTGAAGCCCATGTACTTTTCATTTAGTTGTCGTTCAACTTGTGCAATTGCTTCAGCAACAGCACCTTTGCTTTTGGCTTTGGCAGCCGTTTTCATTGGCTCTTTGGTATCACCATCTTTGTCCATGTCAAGAAAGTCTGGCTTGGCTTTTTTGCCTTCGGTAAGACTCTGTTTGGGTGTTTCTAGGCTTTGCATCTTTTTCAAGATATCATAGATGTTGTTTGACATTATTTTTTTCCTTTACGCATGTCGATAATTTTATTTTGGTTTGATCCCACTGGACTTTTTGTACCTTGTGGAATCTGATTGGTTGTTTGTGCTGCCGGAGTTCTTTGTGATGCTCTGGTTTTGACCAGCTCGTCGTTTGATTTGAGTGCTGTCATCTTGGGCGACTGTGCATCAAGTTCTTTCAGCATGCTGTCTTTGCGCCGATCGCCTACTAGGTCTTGTGCGCCAGCAACATCTTTGAGTTCACCATCCAACAGTAATGCACCTTCATGATCTTTACCATAAGCTTCTGCGTAATCATTCTGATCTGCTTGTTGTTTGCCGTACACACAAACCCATTCTGCTTGCATGCCTGTACGCTCGCGCAACAGTTGTGCAATTTGTACAGCAGTAGTTGGATATGCCACCGTGGCTTCAAACTGCCAGCATTCGCATGCGCCCCATTTTGGAAATTCTCTGTGCTCCATGACAGGAAGACTTTTTGCCTTGGTAATACTTACTAGTTCGTAAGCATCCAGTGCATTTTTAATTTCTTCCATTACATCGTTGGGGTTTTGTTTGGCAACCTTGATACGGAATTCGTATGGTTGATTTCTGCTGGCAATGTATTCGTGTAAACTTTTCATAGGTGTAATCCTGTTTATAGAGTATTTATGTGTTTTTGTTCTTTTGAAGAATCTGTTCCAGCAGTGCATTGCGATCTAGCACTATGCCTTGACCGTCTACCGCTCGGCTGCCAGGATCATCCTTGCTCATTTGATGATCCAGTCTGGCTTTTTGCAACTGTAGTGCTACCATACGCAGTTTCTTGTCCATTTTGGCTGTTTTGGCTGTGATGGCATGACCTAGCAATGTGCCTGCAGTTTGAAATACCACGCCACCAAATCTGGGATCCATGTTCATTCCCAACGACATGAGATCTTCAAAATTTGTTTTGGCCAACAGAGCCAATTCGTCCATTTCTGCATCGCTGGCTTCTAGGTCACGCACAGTAGGCAATGCCAAATCAATTTTATCAATGGCCTCATCAACTTTGGCCATTATGTCTTTGTTGTCTTGTATGGTCTGAAATGCTTCATTGGTTTCTGCTGTGGCATCAACCGGCAGATCAGGCAGGTCAAACAGTTCGGCTAGTTTTTTAGTCATGCACGTATTTATCGTGCTTTGCCCTGATGAAAGATATCATTTTCAGTCAGTACGCGAAAGCGAAGTCCATTTTGACTGCACCAGGCCTGTGCTGCTTGCCATTTGTATGCATTCAGAACTGCAGCGGCTTGATCCCGCATGCTGCGGCCTGCTGCTTCTAGCGTGGTCTGCTTGCTTGGTTTGATTTCTATCAGTTCCCCAAATTTCTCATTATTCTTGTTCATGTACATGATCATGAAATCTGGTATGTATATGGTGTTCTTGTTGGTGAACGGATTCTTGTACGGAATATGTATTGCTTCGCTGGCCCATTGCAACACTGCTGGATTTTCATCGCAGAATCGCATGAAGCTGTGTTCCCAACTGCTGCGAAAGTGCGGCACTTTCTTGCCCACATATTTGTCAGCATTTAATATTTGATACAATCCGTTTGCGTACTTGGGCATTATGGTAGTATGGTTCGTTCAACGTACTTGTTGATTTTGGGCGCATTTATTACGCCAAGATAACTGGTGCCTTTTCTTTCTAAATTTAAAAACATAACCAAGTAGTCGTTCAATTCACCAATGGGCATCTTTTTAAATTCATCCAAGGTACTCATGGGATCTATACCTTGTTTTAGACTGGTGTAAATTACTGCGCTTGCCAGTGCCCTGGCACCTGCTATGTTGTCTGTTATTTGTTCAAAATAAGCTATTACTGCAGCGTCAACGTTGCTGCTGACCTGCACCGGCACATCAAAAAAATTGTTAAAATACGTGTTTTCATCGCCAGCGGCACGAGTATTTAAATTGACTTGACCTAAATTTGTAGGATACTCTGCTGTCTTTATATTGTTGATCATGGTTTATCTTTTGCAATGCGCTGGTTAGTTGGTACTGTGGGCTGCTTGTGATGCATCTTGGTCATACCTTGTTGTTTGTACACTGCTTCTATAGTACTGGTATTTTTATCTTGAAGACCCGCCACAGTCTGCGAAGAACTGTTGCCAAATACTGTTGTGGTAAAAATCTGACTGTTTGCGATCATTATTGTGCCTAGATTGTTGTAGGGGCAGGATTAGTAGCACCACCAATCACAGTGCCATCTGGTGTTACCCCAATTGGATTACCATTGGTGATGAACTTGCTGGTCTCGGCTGCTGCTGCTGTGACAGATTTTGACACTATGGTATCTGCTCCTGGGGTCATTGCCAAGGCATTTGTAACATTGGTTACAATGGTATTTGTACCAGTAGTGAACACTGGACTATTCAGTATTGCTGTTTTTGTACCTTGGGGCAACTGGTTGGCTGCTGTTGTGGCTGCAGTTGTTTCCTCGGCTGCTCTTGCCTGTTCTTCAGTTACTTTTGCTTTTTTATCATTTTGAAATTTAATTAGTGCTGCTGTTAAAAAACTAAAACTAGGGGCCGGTTCAGACGCTGTAGTTTGCCCGGAAATGTTTACACTGTATACTTGATTCAATGATCCGCCGGTTAGTGCCCCATCACTGTTTGATTTTGCTCCTGCAAGATTAACAGCTGACTTTACGGCGCCAACCGCAGCAATCGCTATTCCACTGATCAGTGCTACAGGACCGTTATTGACAGAAACTCCGTTGCTTAGTACACTGCCCGACGAGACCAATGATGAAGGCGGCGTTGAATTAATTCCGGGAAAAGTTGTGACAGTTGACGGTACAAAAAATCTATCCCTGGGATCTTTGCCTTTTAATATGTCGCGTCCAGCTGTTATTAATTCTGTTTTTGCTAGACCAAGTAAATTTGTATTTTTATTTTTCTGGAATGCTCTTACCAATGTGAATGCCGCAGTGCCAAAATTGCCTGCACCTCCAGCACCAATTATGGTATCAACTGCCGACAACATGCCGCCAGGGCCCATGATGCTGTTTGTACCGCCGCCTAGCGCAGTCAGCGGGCTGGCTGATTTGTCGTAATGTAGATCAGCAAAACCTTTGACAGTGTTAGCTGTAATATATCCACTGGCATACAACACTGTTTCAAAGTTCACTGTCATTGTATGATCAAGCGTGCCATTGTCGCTGCTGGTATGGCTTCCGTGGGCAAACGCACTAATAAAAGGATTTACTAAAGTGTATTCACTGAACCTTTTTTGATGTAAACTATAAATTCTAATGGCCTTGATGTATTGATTATCATTGGCCATACCATACTTTCGTGGAGTATATCCAAATCTATTCAGTGTTTCTCTATTCTCTCCAGTCACGTACTTGCTTCGAGCAAACATAACTGGGTTTATTCCGCCCGTAGGGCCGTCGTAACCAATATCTGCATCTCTATAATAATAGGTATAATAATCGTACCAAAGGTTACGAACCACATCGGCACTGTCGTCGTGAAAGCTAATATTAAGTGCGTTGTATCCTAGTTTTGTTTGTACAATTGACGGGCGATTGTAGTTGTTTAGTGTTTTAGTTGCAATATTGAAACTGGGAAGATCCACACTCTTGGCCAACATGCCATGTTCAATCAGTTTATCTTGTCCTCTAATACTTGACAGCTCATCATTTAGCTCAAAGTAAACATGATAAAGCCAATTGTACTTTGGACTCAATGCATAGTTATTGGCCACATACAATCTAGATGCATGTTGCCTATCTTTAATTTGATCGCCAGTAGCGATCTGATTCAGGAATCCGTCAAATATATTTGCCATAACAATATTTATTCCAAAAAAATACCCGGTTTAACCGGGTATTTTGTAAGCCCACTAAAAATATTAGCCAGTAATCAATGTACCCAATGTTCTACCAATATCAGTACCAACACCAGTAGCAGTAGGAGTCTGTACTGCGTTGTCATATGTGATTGACAATGCAATTTCTGCAGGAGCTTGTTCTGCATAACTCATCTCACCGTAATTTACTGTAGTAATAAACGCTCCGTACAATTCCCATGTTTCGAGCACTGTTGGTTCGTGTGATCCATTGCCACCATCAAGCATTTCAAATTTAAGCACAAATTTATAATCAATTCCTGAGCTAGCCGAACTTTGTTCAGCAAAGTCAAATTGCTTCTGAATCTGTTCGCCAACCAGTTTGCTAACATTGCCGCCGGCGTCGTCGCGCAATGTGACACTAACAGGTTCCCAAGTTGGTTTGCCAACAAGATTAACTTTACTGTTGTAAACATCAATCACAAAAGGATTAAAGTTTAAGTTTGGACGACTAATAGTTGATACTTGTTTTGTAAGTTCTACTACATCAGTGCTGACTCCAAAGTTCTCAAATATTGCTCTGAAACGATATTTCAATTTTGGCATCAACAACCCTTGCGCACTTGCGCTTTGGTTGGTTGCTAATGGTACTGTAAATTTGTTTAACGAGGCTGTGGCCATTTATGTTCTCCTATTATAGGTATTTATCAAAATTTTTGAAAATTTTTGTAGGGGGTATTTTACACCCCCAACCTACATTATACTCCTGCAGCAATATCACCTGGGTTCTTGAGTCTGATTGGAATGTAAATAAATTCCACAGATTTCATTGGTTCAATCGCAATATCAACATACAATTCATTTCTTGCTATTCTGGTAGGTGTGTTGTTTGTTTCGTCACACACCACCACATAGTCATATATACCGCGTTTGGATATCAGATCGTTGATTGCACCAGAAATAACATTCTTGATTTGGTCTCTGGTTATTTTGTCGTTTGGTTCAAACAAATAGCCGTTACCAACGCTGGCAAGGATTGTACGAATGTAGTTAACTAGACGTGCTACATTGATACGATCCAGCGAACTTGCTGTAGGATTACGAGTCTTTTGTCCCCACACACACAGTCCAACACCTGGCAAATTTGTGATTGGGTTAATTTTGTTTTCGTACAAGGTATCACGCAATCCTACACGAATACTGTCAAATGTAAACTCATCCCCGTTGGTGGAATCTAGGTATCCAATACTGCTGGCATTGTCAACCAATCCACGACGTGTTCCTGCTGGGGCAAACCACTGATATGCCACGTTGTCGTTGTTGATTATGGTGCGTAATGCAATATGACTGGACGGAACCACAATGTCATTACCTTGTAAATCTGTGCTCAGACCCGACGGATAATACACTGCCAAATATGGATCTGCTGTTGCCAGACCGTTGCCATCAGTATTGTTGCTCCAGTTGGCAATATCAACTGCATTTGGTGCTAGACGCATTGGGGTATCACCAATAACAAACGCAGTGTTGGCTCGGTCATTGTTCAATGCCACCATCTCATCAATCAATTCAGGATAACCAGGTGCTGCAATTATGTTAAACTGATACTGATCTTCTCTAACTGTAGTGTTAGCTACAACTGCTGCTTGCATTGCTGCTGTTATCATTCTTCTCTGCGCTTGGCGGCCCATGTATGGACTACCGTTGCTCTTCAACCCACTGGCAGTCTGCCACGTATCTTTAACAGTTGGCAACGAGCTGTCGGCTCCTGGTACTGCAGGTAAATCAGGGTATGCATTTGCATTAAATTTGTTACTGACAAATTGTTTTACATTGTAACCACTACGACGTGTGTTAAAAAGCAAAATACCACGTGGATACAGTCTGTAATCCGGGCCATCTTGGTCCAAGTAACTGCTTGCTAGTAAATCTGTCACTGCAGGTAACGAATCGCTGGTAATGTCTGACGTGCCGTCTGTGTCCCAACGTGCATCAGCAAATATAATACCATTCTGACCAATTTGATCTGAATTATCAATTAGCGACCATTCTGCACCAGTATATCTATACAACACTGGATAATTTTCTAAGTCGCCACTGTCTAACCATAAATCGCCGGCTACAAGAGCAGTGACTCCATCACTTTGAAATTCTGGTTCGCTGGCACTAACAATTACGCCAGCGGTGTCAGTGGCTGATAAATCATAACCACGGGCATCAGTTTTGGTACCATCATAGTAACTGTCGCGGTATCCTTTCCATCCGCCAATTTCGTTGACCATGATATCAACTGTGGCTGGATCACTGTAGTACCATAAAGTGCCATCAACTGGTGCTTGTGTGGGCTCTGAGGTGCTAAAGGTATAAGTTAGTGCCTCCCAGTTGGTTAGAGCTAGTAGAGCTGTTCCTTCTGATGACCCAGCAATGGCACCTGTAGTGTTGCCAGTGAACCCTGCATCTGCAGTTGGTGTTCCATCAGTGTCTATTAGATAAATATCACCACCGTATATGTGTGTAAATGTAATAACACCGTTGCTCACACTTATGTTCAATTCTGGAATATTTTTTGCTAAGACATCACTTACAAAACTAGCAGGAGTAGTGCCAGTTAATGTTACAACATACGCAGTTGGAATAGCCTCACCAATTTCCGTAATGCTAATTGTTAGATCATCACCAATAGTAAATGGATTAGCTCCTAGTGTACTGCCACTAACTACCGTTTGACCAGCTTTTCTACGAACATATGGTTTGAACAATCCTATGCCGGTAACTTCTGGGTCATATGCCACCCAAACTGTACCTGCTGCAAGGCCATTGCCACCACCAGATGGATCTAGACCAAATAATGCATCAGCAAATTCATTGTAGAACGGTGCAGCTTGGGTAGTAAAGGTCGCGGTAGAAGAGCTGTACTTTTTAATTACCACATCGGCTCCACTGCCTGTAGCACCAACTTTTAAGAACACACTACCACTTGGACGAGGCACAGTATCAGTACTTCTCCAGCTTGGGATTTCAGCAAATGTTCCGTATGTTAATGCTGGATTTGCATATGTGCCTGCGGTGATACCTAGAGTAGTTAAAGGAGTGCCAGATCCATTGGCAATGATAATTTTTCCGTCTGCTGTTGAACCGTTGGATTCAGACAAGCTGCTTGCATATATTTCTAGTTTTCCATTTACTACTGCTGCTGTTACTCCGTCAATTGTGGCAGCAGTGATTGCAGCAGCAACCTGTGCCACTGTTCTTGCTGCACCAGTATTGCCTACAGTGACCGTAGCAC